AGGCCCCGCTACTGGTACCAGATTGGTTATTACATCACCAGTCCAAACGCCAAAGTTACCAAACCCATCAGGGTCAGCTGCTTCGTCATCTGTCGCGGCCCAACCAATATCAATATCAAGCGCCTCTGTACCCGTGTCCAAGTCGCCAGCAAGGGCGTAACCACCAAGCACAACGGCACCAGCAGGCACCTTGCACATTTCGATTACATCACCTACACCAACGCCCGCATCCGTAAAGGCATAAGTACCGTAGGCAACCTTAAGATTGCCAGCCGGTCCAGTGCCATGGGTGGGGAACGTGTCGTTTGCTTGCACGCTAGTTAAGGTAGCCATTCCTACCTCCTATTAGCTGTCAGCCGTTGCAGAGGTGTAGACAGTTACCTGTCCCCAGTCCACATAACGATCCGTGGTGTATTCCACAACAAACTTGGATACCGCTTCTTTGTGCATTACGGCAATGCCAGGGGCAAATTCGTAATCCTCATCGCGGTCAACCACGATGCGCGGACGCCGACCAATAGCCCAAGCTACAGCCTGCTGGCCACACAGAACCAAACGGCCCACGTCAGAGGTAGAAGCACCAACACCCGTTAGGACATTCATGTCTTCTACTTCACGGATGATTACACCGTCATAGATCAGGTCGCCGCCAGTGAACAGTGGGTTATTAGCGCCACGAGTCCACGCTTCACGGTTTGCCTGTGCAATAGTGGTGTCGGCTGCGAGGTCTCTATAGGTCAGAGAGTCACAGAACGCCACAAACCATTCCTCGTCATCATTCACCCGAATCGGGGAAATACGAGGGCTGGCAGTCTTAGCAATCCGCTTCGCCAATTGGACAATACCGGCATCAGCCGTATCAGCCGTGGTATCAATGTTCGCCAGCGCAGCAGAATGGTCACCAGGGCCAGAGTCATTAGACTTAGCGGCACCAAACAAGGCGCGGTCTACGTTATCCACCAGCCAAGCGTCCTTAACACCTTCAGAAGCTGAAGCGTAAGCCACTTGAGTACCCGCATTGGTAATAGACTCAAGAGCCGTTACGATGCGGTCACGGTGGGTTTCCATTGCCCAATCCATGAGCTGAGGCCGTGCAGCCGCAAACATATCAAAGTTGGGTTTTTCGAGTTCTTCAAGCGTAAATTCGACCGCATTCCTGTAGTAGGTAGGGGTCAAATCCATCCCGAAGTTTTTCATCACTTCGCCAGATCCGCGCAAAGTGGTTGAACCACTTACGCCTGCACTAGACAGCCGACCGATAGCCGGGATGCTGATGGCCTGCCGACCTGTCACAGATTCTTCTTTTGCAACAACAACGTTGTTAGAGCTAGAACCCGTGTACTTGCTGAACTTGTTCATACGAACGTATTCACGGTAGTAGTCGGCAAGGTGGCGAGTATGGACGTTTACTGAACTAGCAGTAGTATTAGCCATTATCGTTTCCTATGATTCGCGTCCGTTCCTAAAATATCATCGAACGCTTCTTCAATTTCAGACTCACTGACGGATTCGCCAGCGTCCACCAATGATGGTTTTAGAGCTTCTTCTTTCTCGGCACTCTTGGCTTCTTTCGTCGCCTTCTCGCCTAGAATTTCTTCCCTAAGCTGAGCTTCCACTTCCTTGCGGAGATTGGCCTTATAGGTATCAATGTCCTTCAATTGCTGTAGCTCTGCGTGTTTTGTAGCGGTTTCATAAGCGAAGCGGGCAGGGTTTGACGCCTCCCTCAATTCTTGAATCAACGCGGGGTTATCCTGTGCCAGCTCCATAAACGCAGCTTCTTTCTCGTCGTAGTCGTCGTGCAGTTCACGCATCAGGTCCTGAGATAACTCAGTCTTAATACCAAACGCAGTCGTAGCTACTTCTTCTCGAAGCGCGCTTGCGAAACCATCAGGGTCATCTATCGCGTCTGGTAAAGGCTTTTTCTCAACCTCTTCCAGTTTCCGCTCTAGCTCCTGTCGTTTCTTCTTTTCACTCATGTACGCCGATTTAGTCCACGGCTCTTTTTCGGGTTCCTTGTTGTCACTCTCTGCTGTCGTAGTCACAGCTTCAGTTGTTTCTTCGGCTTCCGCCTCGGTTTCAACTTCGGTTTCTGCCTCAGTCTCAACCTCTTCAACAACTTCTTCTTCTACCGTGGGCTCTTCACCCGAAAGAATGTCCTCTAAGGATTGCTCTGCCATCATATTTCCTTCGACCGTCACGCGTCGTCCGCTTTGCCCGTAACCTCGGCATCAGGTGGCGTTTACCGCCTTCCAATCTGTCTCAAGTTCTATGCCTAGAACCTCAGACAGTTCTGCCAAACTCTCTCGCCTCTCAATTGAAAGAACGAAAGCCCTTGGCAGAATAAACCGCTCCCATGCATCCCATTGCGCATGGAAATCCTCTAATTCATGTGTGTTCCTACGTATCCAAGAGGCTTTGGTAGCCTCCTTATCCCTCTGAGTGGTCACCAGCAGCCTCCCCCTCATCCTCGAGCGGATTAAGGGTAACTTGTGTGGCCATGGGTGGTCGTAGTAAAAGCGCCCCCTGGGTGACTTGAGGGGCGTGTATGGCCCGTAGTGGGCCTCTAGTATCTTGGTAAAAAAGCTAGTTCCAGTGTGTTGAACACCGATGAACACTATTGGTGGGGCTTGCGTTTTGGGTCTACCCTGACCTGCCCCGATTGCATCTTGCGGACAAAATCCATTTTCTGCTTTTCCGTCCATGAGGTCCGCCCCTTCGGGTCCATGATCTCTTTTACTTTTGATTTCGATACGTGCTCAGCCAATTTTCTCTAGCCCCTGTATAGCCAATTGAGTTTCTATCTGGGTTTGATCCGCAGCCGCGTTGTTCTTGCGTGCGGTAGATAACTTGACCGCCTGCTCTACCTGCTTGTCTTCCTGCTCTGCAGCCATTTGTGCTTGCTGCATTTCCATCTGCTGTTGGGCTTCAGGACCCTCACCCCGCAGCCTTTCAATCATCTGGTCCTTGTTTCTAAGCGAGGACAACTCAAGAATCACATCAAACGGCACAAACTCAGGCCCATATACCTGGGCAAGGTTCACAATCTCTGCAAACTGTTCTTGGCGGATATTCACCACATCCGGGGATTCAGCCAAGATAATGTCCATATCCAACTCAGACACTTGAGCCCTGGTCTCGACAACCTCATCCAAAGAACCCGGCATAACACCTATTCCCTGCTCTTGCAGAGCCGCTTCTACCTGCTCCGGAGCTATGCCCAACTGCTCTGCAATCTGCTCTCTTTGGGTTACAGGGCGATTTAAACCAACAAACTTCATGTTGTTTTCATCGTCGGTGACACGTACCCACTTCTCTTCATCCCAGAACTGCTTTACCCGATACCACACAGCACGGTAAATGCGGCGCTTCCACGCTCTATGACCATCCAATAGAGGAGTCAATTCAACGCTGCCGCCTGCTTGGCGAGCCTCTACTTCTCTACCAGATGATGCTTGGCCGTCGCCACCTAAAGCTGCATTCACGCCCTGAGCGTCAATCTCACCTTTGGCCTCTTGAAGCAAAGCCAACTGACCTTGAGCAAAGTCGTTGTTGTCGAGAATCTCAATTGACCCTTCGGTCTGCTTCTCAATCCACGCGCTGCCGCTCTTAAGTTGGTTCATCGCCCTAGTTGTAGAAGCCACCACACCAGGGTCGCCAATCACACGCACGTTAGACAGCATGTGCAGCGCTTTAGATCGTCTATGGTTGATCTCGTCCTGCGGGTTAATCAATCCACGAATCGCGCCATAACGGTCATTCTCGCGGCCTATGTATGCACTCTGGGCAACAATGGGACAGGCAGGCTCGCCAAACTCATCTTTGAATGGGGATTCTTTAACCGGCCTCAGTTCCAGACCTTCAGTGAAGTACACCAGATTCCAGATGCCGTCTTTCTTAAAGTAGTGCTCGTTAACCCTTACCCGATTGTTTTTCTTGTCCCGCCACTTGGGCCGATCCTCATGGGTTTCTACAGCCACAGACTTAGCCAAAGACTCAATGTCTTCAGCCACACCAGGGAACATTTTCTTGGCCTCTTCAACATACAACCACGTGGTAATACCCATGTATGCGGCGTCAGAAAAGTCTAACCTTCGGCTATGGTTGTCGTAGTAAAACCGGTCCCAGTTGATTTGGCGGATATTGATTTCGTACTCGCCGCGAGGGTTTTTGTCTACGTCAACAATTGCAGCCTCAGTGCCCTCTACAATGTACTCATCAAAGCACTGTGAAGCGGTTTGGTCGAAGTCGGTGTTATCCCCTACAAACCGTAACGCGTCTGTAATCGCCTCAGAATCGTCTTCATGCTGCGGTGTTCTGGCGAACGCTTTAGGATCAGTTCTAGCCTGAGCCTCCATGCCCTTCATGAATTCCACTTTGGGCTTAATGCGGTTCATGACCACAGCAGCCTGTCCACGGCTTTTCAGTACAGCAGCCTCATTAGAGGTCCATTGCTTATGATCTACATAATCGCGGTCGCGCTCGATTAAAGGCCGGTCCTCATTGGTGGAGTCCGCCCAAGACTCATATTGCTTTACATATGCTTTGGTGTCAGCCATTAGGCGAGTTTCCAATTGTCTGGGTCTTCATCTTCAAATACATAGTCGCGCTTCTGTTTAATTTCTTCTTCAGGTTCCGGCTTAGTTGCAGCCACACCCTGTGTCACCGCCAACCCCAACAAAGTACACATATCCACTTGGTCGTCGTGCTCACCAGCGGGAAACTTCAGTAATTCTGTCACTATGTCCTCGCCCCAATCGGTTAACGGAATAGACACCTTTCCCTGCTCTAGCAACCCCCTAAACGCAGACGCCATCGCCACCTTATCGCGGTTACGTGTTATCCACTCCATTGAGCAGTAAGCCTTGGCGTCAGTCATTGACTGTTTAAGGAAGGGTTCCACCGCATTGCGGATAACGCCCTTCTCGCCAAACGCCTTCAGAAAGCCTTTACGCTTAACCCAATCCGTCCATACCTCCACCCATTCAGATGTCTTAGATTGTTTTTTATAGCGGTCTACAAGCCACCACTTGCCATCAGAATCAATGCCCCAATGGCCAAACACTGTGTAGTCAGGGTCGTTGCTCTCATCTCCTTGAGCCAGTGCAGTTACAGCAAAGTCTGAGGTCATGTAACTGTGCAGTCGTTCAGGCACTTCATCTAATCGATGCCTAGGTATATCTTCACGCTTAAAGTATGTGCCTTCTTCTGGCGTCGGGTTTTGCTGATACAACGCTTGCCACGTCCTAGCGTGCTTCTTGTGCGTCTCCAGCTCGGATAGCGGAAACCACTCAGGCCATAACGCCTTGCCATCAGTCACCGCAGGGAGTTTTATAACCTCCCACTCATCGCCTTCTTCTTTGAGTATCCGTCCTGCTAAGTCGTCTTCATGCCAGCGTGTCATCATCAAGATAATCGCACCACCTGGCATCAATCTTGTCTTCAGCGTGGTTAAGTACCAGTTCCAAACAGACTCTCTAATGGTCTCAGAGTCAGCGTCTTGTTGGTTCTTTACAGGGTCGTCAATAATAGCTAGATGAGCACCACGGCCTGTAATAGGCCCGCCCACACCCACAGATACGTATATACCCTTATCCGTGGTCTGCCATCGGTTTACAGCGGCTGAATCCGCCCTTAATCGCGTATCAAACAGCCTGCCATACTCGGGACTGGATACTATGTCCCTTACGTCTCTACCGAAGTCACTAGCAAACTCACCCGAGTAAGTGGCCGATATAACCTGCTTGCCTGGGTTTCTACCTATGTACCACGCCGGATACCGCCTTGAGGCCAACTCTGACTTAGTATGCCGAGGTGGCGCGAATATCATTAAGCGGCGTAACTCACCCCGCTCAACCCGCTCCAACGCGGCACATATAACCTTATGATGATCGCCTGATTGGAACTCAGGGAACGTGTAGTTAGTGAACGCTAGTAGATTGTTCCTCGCTATACGCCTGTTCAGTAGCTCCTGAGCCGCTGCCTGCTGCGATATTGGCGAGTTCTGCGTCTGATAACTCTGCTGGGTTTGTGACATTCTCTACTGTCGCCTGGACTTCTGTGCTTTGTAGGTTAGGCAATGACTTGTTTAAAAGTATCTCAGCAGCCCTTACTTGGGTGCTGGTCAACTCCACTTCACCATCTACATGTTTTTTAAGACGATTTATTATCTGACTTGCTTGTATTTTAGTGCGCACCATGTCGCTATGTCGCTTGTTTAGACGTACACCCATTACGTGTAATCCGGTAATACGATGCCTGTACCATCATCAGTAGTCCTGAATAGGTACGCTGTTACAGTCGAGTCCCCTGTATCAAAGGTGGTCGTTACCTTGATAACAGTTGAACCTACTTGGCTGAAGTTAAGTTGAAACGCTAAAGACTCTGTAGCTGCCGTGTAGGTTTGCGCGACTATACTAGCACTGCTACCCGAAGTAACACTGGCAACCATAGTTGTTACCGCTGATGCCGCTACATCTGAAGCTCTTGAGGCATCTTCCCCAAACGTCTCTATAGAGCCCTTTACCCTATTGTGTATATGGTCGTATCTCATCGGCTTGTGTTTCTAGTCCTGCGTGAAGCTCTTTTGCTTGTTCGGTTTCTGCGTGACGTTACTGTAAGCGGTAATCCTGCGGCGGTCCCTGAGAAGCTGGCTCTCATATCATTCAGCGTATTAGGTATTGAACCTACAACAGTCCCTGAGTCTGCAAATATACCCGTAATTGCATGGGTTATGTCGTCTAACGCGACACTGATTGTGCCGCTTGTGTTAGATGTAATGTACTGGCCTTGGAAGTCGCTAGATTCATCTTCCAACGTCACACCGATGCTTCCCAGGCTGCCAACATCAACCGAAAAGCCATCTATGTTGGCGGTGTAGCCTTGCAGGGCAGGCCCTATCGTTCCAGTTACATTTGCTGGTGCTACATGAGTTCCATCAAAGTTAGGCGTAACAGCGTCAAGGGTTGCATCTATAGTCCCGGCAAAATCCTCACTGTAAAGCCCTGATATAGACGCTGAAGCGGCCTCTAGGGTGTTCGCAATACTGCCGGTGTATGTTGAAGTCTCCGTGAACTGCCAAGAAATTGTGAATCCGACTTCAAGGTCGAATAACACCACCTGACCAACAGAACCAACAAAATCAGCCGTGTTGCTGGTAGATGCGGATAAAGCGCCGGTAATTATCCCTGTG